ATGTTCTAACACTTCTTCCTGGAGATAACATTGGTATTACAGCAGATAGTCTCACGGATACAATAACAATATCTGCTACAGCTAATCTTATCCCAGCCTTTGATCAGGCTAACGCTGCTGGTGCAATTGGTTCCGCTGCTTATGATCAGGCTAATGCTGCTTTTATTTTGGCTAACAACACGCTTGGTATTCCTCCAGCTATATCTCAGATTTTTGTTGCTAATGGTTCTCAAACCACATTTACACTAGCCAACAGCGTAGCTCAACAAAATAACACTGTCGTTTCTGTTGATGGTCTTGTTCAAATTCCAGAACTTCACTATACTATTTCTGGTACAACATTAACTTTCACATCTCAGCCTGTCAATCAAAGTAATATTGAAGTCAGGTTGTTTTCAACTTTTTCACAAATCATTTCTCAGTCTGGTGCAAATACTGATTATGCAAATGCGGTTGGCTTAGCAGCAAATACTATTGCTATTGCAGCTTTTGATAAAGCAAATACACCATTTACACTTAATGGTCAGACAATATATCTTGGAAATACATCAAGTCTGCACCAACTTAGCAATTCTGGTTATAATCTTGTATTAAACTCTGATGGGTCACTGACTGTTCCTAATGGTATTCAAATTCCTACAGGAAGCGATTTTTATTTTACAGGTCCTAGTGCGGGTGCACCAAACTATTGGGGAAGCATTAACATAAATTGGGGAAGTTCACCAAACTATTCATCATTCCAGATGAACAAGTATGGTGCTTATCTTTTCTCATCTGAGCGCGTTCAGTTTGTTGCTAACACAAAAACTTGGAATCTTGATTCGGCTGGCGATTTAACTTTTCCTGATGGCACAAAGCAATCTACTGCATATGTATCAGAAGTTTTCGACAAAGCAAATTCGGCCAATCTTTTAGCCTATAATACAGGTGTTGGTGCTAATGCTTATGCTTCTTCTGTAGGTGTAGCAGCAAATACATATGCAGATACAGTAGGAATTTCAGCTAATACCTTTGCTTCGGCTACTATTGCAGGAGCCAATGCGGCCGTAGGAACTGGAGCAAATGCCTATGCTGATATTGTAGGCACATCGGCTAATGCTTTTACTAGTGCAACCATTGCAGGTGCTAATACCGCTGTTGGCACAGGTGCTAATGCTTATTCGGCTATAGTCGGTACAAGTGCTAATGCTTTCACCTCTGCAACCATAGCTGGTGCCAACACAGAGGTTGGTGCTGGCGCCAATTCTTATGCCGACACAGTAGGAACATCAGCTAATGCTTTTACCTCTGCAACAATCGCTGGTGCTAATACTGCCGTTGGGGCAGGTGCCAATTCTTATGCCGACACAGTAGGTACTAGCGCAAACTTATATGCCGATGTAGTTGGATCAAGTTCTAATGATTTTACATCAACCACAATAGCTGGCGCAAATACTGCTGTTGGTGCTGGTGCTAATGCCTTTACTTCCGCTACAATTGCTGGTGCTAATACAGCAGTAGGAACAGGTGCTAACAACTATTCTAATGCAACGTTTGTTAGGCTTGATGCGGCTAATCAAACTATCACAGGTAATTTGAATATTGTTGGCAATTTTACATTATCAGGAAATACAATTTTTCTTGATGCTACTAGACTTCAAATTGATGATCCTCTCATTTATCTTGCTGGTAACAATTATACATCTGACGTTGTAGACATTGGTTTTATTGCTAATTATGTTAATGCAACAGGTTCAAATGTTCACACAGGTCTTTATCGTGAACATGAGAATAAGATGTATTATCTATTTAATGGTTATGATAAAGAACCTATAAACAATCATATTGGTGCGATGTCAAACAACATGACGTTGGCCGTTCTGAACGCTGATATGATTACTAGCAACTTAACTCTTGGTGGTCAGAATACTATTCTATGGATTAGATCAGCATATGACCAAGCCAATGCAGCTAATCTTCTTGCTTATAATACAGGCATCGGTGCTAATGCTTTTACTTCAGCTACAATTGCAGGTGCCAATACTGCCGTTGGTGCTGGTGCTAACGCATTTACTTCTGCTGCTGTTTCTGGTGCAAATACAATTGCTATTGCAGCATTTGTTAAAGCCAACTCAACAACTTACACATCAAATGTCGTTATCTCTGTTGCCGACAATACCAACTCAGCACTCAGAATTACACAGACAGGAACACAACCTGCTCTTGAAATTGCTGGTAATACTACAATTACAGGTACAGGTCGTCGCATCATTGGTGACTTTAGCAATGCGACGGTTGCTAATCGCTTGATGTTTCAAACAAGCACTACAAATGGCGCATCATATGTGCATGTATTACCAAACGGAACATCTTCAGCGGCAGGCTTTATAGCTTATGCGTCAAGCTCTGATCCTGGCAATACATCTACGTTTCAAACACGAGTAGCATTAGATAACAATCAAGTAGTTCTTTATTCTAATATTACAGGCACTGGCACTTACCTCCCAATGACGTTCTACACGAGCGGCACGGAAAAATTTCGCATTGCAGCGGATGCCACAGGAACATTTACTTTTGGTGGCACCGCGCCGCGCATCACTGGCGACTTTAGTAATGCCACATTTGCAAACCGAGTATTTTTTCAATCAAGCGGCACAAATACACAAACGGCTGTAGGTGTATTACCAAATGGAACAAGTCAAACTTCACAATTATATTGTTGGAATAATAGTGATCCATCTTCTGCTATAGCAGGTGTTGGATTACTTGCAAGTGCCACAGATGCGCGCATACAAGCACAAGTGGCAAACGGTGGTACTGCGCTACCTATGACATTTTACACAAACCAAATCGAACGCGCTCGACTTACCACTAATGGTGATTTTGGTATTGGAACAACTAATCCAGTCAATAATTCTGGATATAATACGCTTACCATAAATGGTACCTCTGGCGGTGTTCTACAATTACAGACAAACGGAACAAACGCATTTCAAGTATTCAGTGGAGCAAGTGCAGTCTACTTGAATGGTATGACGGCGCTTCCAATGCTGTTCTACACAAATGCTACAGAGAAAATGCGTATTGATGCCTCAGGTAATGTTTCTATCGGTACAACTTCAACCACATACAAACTAGAAGTCAACGGTTCATTTGCGGCTACTACAAAGTCATTCGTTATCAACCATCCAACAAAACCTGGCAAAAAACTCCGTTACGGATCTCTTGAAGGTCCAGAAAATGGTGTCTACGTTCGTGGTAAACTTGTCAATCAAAACACCATTGAGTTGCCTGAATATTGGACAAAACTGGTTGATCCAAATTCCATAACTGTTCAACTAACACCAATTGGTAAACATCATAAACTCTACGTTGACAAGATAGAAGATAATAAAGTTTATATCAAGAGCGGTAACATTAGGAACAAAAACTTCGAATGTTTCTACATCGTCTATGCTGAACGCATCGATGTTGAAAAACTAGAAGTGGAGGTTGACTAATGGGTGTCGGTTATAATTCAAGAGTTGTAACCAATGGATTGGTGTTATCTTTAGACGCCGCTAACCCAAAATGTTTTCCTACAACTACCCCTATACAAGAACATGGTTATGCGGATTGGTATTGTTTTGTTACTGGAACTGCAACATATTCAATAGTTAGTTCAGGTGTTTCTATTATTGAAAGAGATACCAACGGCACTCTCACCACAATGGTCGCATCATCATCTGGACCAACAAGAGGTACATTTACAGTAACAGCAGGTAGAACATACTATGGAGTAGGTGGTCCTATCAATCTAGTTGTAGAAGATGCTCAACATTCTATTGCTCCATTGACTATGGTTGGCACACAATTTTTACATACCGCTGCCAGAAATGCTAATGCAACATTTTATGTCTATTCGCCTTTTGCTAGTGCCACCGTTAAGTTTTTTGACAATCCTGCCAGTGGAGGCATAACTGCTGCACCAACAACCACGACTACTGTAGCAGCAGGTAACACAACAACCTTTACATCTGCTAATGTCAATGTTTATTTTTTCATTTCATCAGATCAACCTATATTAGTCACTACTACACAAAGCGGTGCAGATAAAACCATATTATCTCCTGCTTCAAAATATGTCTATCAACGCTATTTGGCTTATGATTATACTGTAATTGGAACAACAGCAACTACTAGAAATAACTATTGTATCTCTGATCCTACAAATTCAGTAATGGCAATTACTATTGCTGATGGTTCTGGAGGAGATTGTGCTCAAGGTTTAGGATTAGAATTTCTTTCTGATCGTTATTCGTGGGGTAATGTTTTATCTGATTATGCTATTGTTTTTCCTTATACTGCAACAGTCACAGTTTCTTATTGGAATGGTAGCGCATGGGTCGTATGGGATACACATACTGTTACTGGTAATTTGACAAATCCTTCTCGCGTTTTTCGTGATGGTACAAATGGTCCTGGTGTAGAAGGCAACGTGCTCTCTGGTGCTGCGACTAATATGGCTTCAGGTGCTACTCTTTGGAAATGGGAAGGTACTGCACCTTTCTATCTTTGTATCAATGATAGTGCTGACGATGAATTTTCTGTATTAGGGTGGATGAACACTAGAGTTACTGATAGAAATAAAAATCAATATTGGATCGATTCAATATCAAACAATCAGTTGGCGGTACACGGATCACTAATTTATAATTCAGCGGGTTATTGGTCTTTTCCAGATAATCAAATAACAAATTATCTTGTAGAATCTGTATATCAGGTTCCTACAAGTCAAATAACTTGGTCTTGCTGGTTTAGGTCCAGATTTACTGGTGCACAATCACAAACACCTTTTACATATAGCGTAAATGGTGATAATCATTTACTATTGTTTTTATCAAATTCTACGACAGTTTCACCTTATGATATTAATTCACCTGCACCAATAACAGTAAATGATATGACTAATCAATGGTGCAACTTTGTTTGGACCAGAGATACTGCTACAGGAGTTAGTATTTACTATATGAATGGTATTCAAGTTTCTACCAGAACTTATTTGGCAGGTACAGCGCCAACTGCTGGTGGTTATTTAATCATTGGTCAAGAAGCAGATTCAGCCGGTGCTGATTTCGATGCAAACCAAAATCTTGATGGTGATTTTGCAAGACTAGATGTTTATAATCGCGCTTTAACAGCGGCAGAAATACGACAAAATTTCAATGCAATGCGCGGAAGGTTTGGTATATAATGGGATTAGCACATTCACCTCGAATAGTTACTAACGGATTAGTTTTGTGCTTAGACGCGGCTAATCTAAAGTCGTATCCAGGTAGCGGAACTACGTGGACAAATATAATAGGTAGTGAAAATAATGGAATATTGCAAAATAGCCCAACATTTGAAACAACAAATGGTGGAAGATTTTTATTAAATGGAACTAATCAATATATAACATCAGCATTTGCAACAACTAGTGGGCAAGCAGTAACTTATTGTGGTTGGTTATATTCAACAGAAACAACTGCAACTTATAGAAATTTTATTGATACCGTCGGTAGCAGACCAATGATATGGTGGGAAACAAGTGGTAAAATAGAATTTGATGCAGGATTATATACCACAACTGATGTTTATAGAAATCAATGGGTTTATGTAACACTATCAAAACCTTCAGGCACTTCATCGGCATCATATTATGTTAATGGTATTTTAGTTGGAACAGGATCAACCTATTCGACAGCAGCGGCAACAACTACTTGGTTTAATAGAGCAGCCGCGCAAACTTGGAAAGGATATTCTTCAACTATACAGGTTTATAACCGCGCATTAACCGCAGAAGAAATTGCTCAAAACTATAATGCACTCAGAGGAAGGTTTGGACTATGAGTGTATATGCTGGTCCTGAGATGTTGACAAATGGTTTGATTTTATGTTTAGATGCAGGTAATACAAAATCATATCCAGGTAGTGGAACATCTTGCACTGAATTAGCAAGAAATTCTACAGGAACAATTTATAATACACCAACATTTAGTTCTTCTGATGCTGGAGGGTCGTTTACTTTTGTTGCAGCATCTAGCCAATATATCGACATCAACATAGATTTAGATAATACTTTATCTGCTGGCATTACTATGCAAGCATGGGTAAAAATAACATCATATAGCCTTTTTAACAGAATTTTAACAATAAGAGATGCTGCTGGAACTGGTTATCAATATTGGATACAAACAGCTCCAACTTCAGGAATAATACAATTTGGAACGGCACCAGGAGCATATACAAATGGGTTTAGCGCCGTTGGAACTGGAACGTGGGTTAATCTTGCAGGTACATGCAATTATGGATCTTCAAGTATAAAGTTATATATTAACGGTGTGGATGATACTGGTGTAAATACTGGAACACCTGCTTATACAGCAGACGTTGGGTCAGTATATATTGCAAGGTTAAATACTACTTATAGCAATTTTGCATTATCAAATGTTCAACTTTATAATCGCGCTTTAACAGCGGCAGAAATACGACAAAATTTCAATGCAATGCGCGGTAGATTCGGGCTATAAATATAAAGAATACTAAAGAGAAAAATAATGGCAGTCTCATATAAAGACATTATCATAACACCGAACAGAGGTTCATCTACAAATGACCCTCAGATAGCCTTTCAGGGTGGCAACACTTCTGTTAATACCACTATTACGCTTAAAGTTTACCCAGAGTCAAACGGAACACTATCTTTTGAAGGTTCGGCAGGTCAATTATTCTCCATCACAAACGACCTGACTGGTAGTATCTTCTCGGTTAATGACGTATCGGGTATTCCTTCTATAGATGTGAACGCTAATGGTACGATTGCCCTAGCACCATATGGTGGGAATGTTGGTATCGGCAGAGCCACAGCAGGTTATAAATTAGATGTTGTCGGCACGGTCAATGCTTCTTCGGTTTTGGTAAATGGAGGCACCACTTTACATATTGGAAATTATAATACATATGCCGTAAAAAGAACGGGTAATCCTGGAAACATAAACCTAAATTCTTCAACCTACTATACGGGTTCACAGGTCGTAGGTTTTGACGTTGGAACAAATATACCTGGTGGCAACTATGGTACTATGCTCAATATGCAGGAGAGAGGTGACACTGCTGGGCAGCTCGTAATCGATTACAGCACAGGCTACCTCTTTACTAGAGGTATCCAAACAACTACGCCTACTTTTAGTCCGTGGCGTACCTATCTAAATGATGCCAATTATAATTCTTATGCACCAACTTTAACAGGTGGTGGTGCTTCTGGTACCTGGAGTATCAACGTAACAGGTTCAGCAGGTAGTGCGACGACCGCTACCACAGCGACTAACTGGGGAACTTATGGTGCTGTTCCTGCTGCTGGCACAACTTTTGCTAATGCTTCAACAATAGGTCGTTCGGATACTAACGGTTACACATATTTTGGTTATATCAATAGTAGCACAAGCAATTCAGAAAATCCAACAGTCAGCCAAGTAATTGTTACAAATGGTAGTGATAACTTCTACAGAAAAGCAAGTATTGCACACTTCACATCTGCTGTTCAAACAAATGCCTCTGGAACCTGGAGTATCAACGTAACAGGTTCAGCAGGTTCAGCTTCTACTGCAACTACAGCAACAAACCAAAGTGGTGGAACTGTTTCTGCGACTACAGGTAGTTTTACAGGTAGGGTAACTGCTTATGGTGCTTTATCTTCAGGAACTCTTCTAAATGCGACAGGCAGCTTAGGTGCTATTGAAATATATGGTGGTGGAGGAGCAAACGCATCCTTCATGACGTTCCATAGACCAGGTGTTTATGCTTCATACTTCGGTATAGATACTGATAACAACTTTGCTGTTGGTGGTTGGTCAGCAGGTGCTGCATTAGGTTTAATGAAAGTTGGTTCTTTTGGTGTCGGTACAGCGGCTTCAGGCACCGCGGGTGAAATTCGTGCAACGAACAACATTACCGCTTATTATTCAGATAAGCGACTGAAAGAAATTCAAGGCACTATTCCAAATGCTCTCAAGAAAGTTAACTCACTCTCAGGCATCATCTATAAAGATAACTATATTGCTAATCAATATGGTTATAATAGTCAAGATGAACAGGTCGGTGTCATTGCACAAGAAGTTGAAGCTGTTCTTCCGCAAATTGTCAAAGCCGCACCATTTGATATTGCCAAAGATGATGAAGGTAATGAATACTCTAAGTCTGGTGAGAACTATAAGACGGTACAGTATGATAAGCTCGTTCCATTGTTGATCGAAGCCATCAAAGAGCTATCTGATAAGGTTGAAAGACTGGAAAAAGGTAAAAAATGATAACATATACTTACAATTTTATCGGTGCTGAGTTTGATCAAAATAGTGATCTTGAAAAAACTATCAAGACTCTTCACTGGCAACTGATAGCATCGAAAGATGAAACGACCATTTCTATTCCGTTTACTACGATACTAGACGCTGCTGTAGAAGATAACTTTATAAGTTTTGAAGATATAGCAAAAGAACAACTTATCACATGGGTTTCTGATAAGATGGGCAACGATTACATTGATTACATTAAAAATCTTCTTGCAGAAGAAATAGTAAAAAAGAAAAACTTCAGTTCTATTGAACCATTCGATCAAACTATAAAGAATTAGAAGTAAATGGTATTACCTGTATCACCTAATCCAATATCACTCAATCAAGTGAACACGGAACTTGGTAAATCTGCTACAGCAACAGTAACAATGGATGATACTGATGTAAGAACATTGTTTGGTAAAGCAGGTAGCGGAACTACAATTTCAATGAGCGACGGTTATGGAAAGCAACAAGTATATACTTGTGAATATGTTCTTGTCACTTCAGGTGGCGGTGGAGGCTATAACAGAGGCGGCGGTGGTGGTAGCGGTTACCATGAAAATTCTACATTTAATATCACACTAAATTCTGGATATAGTGTTACCATAGGAGCTGGCGGCGCCGGTGGAACTGCTGGTGTTAAAGGTGGTAATGGTGGCTCCACTTTATTCTTTTTTAATCAATGGACAGGCCAGGGCGGCGGTACTGGAAATGCCACAGCATCCATAAGAAATGGTAATGGAGCTGGTACAGGTTCAGGCGGCGGCGGCGGAGCAGGTTCACTACTTTCAAACTGGGCAGCGGGAACTGGTGGAAATAGAGGTTATAACATCGCCTGGGGTGGTAATGGTGGCGGCACCACATCTGTTACTGGCTTTGGTGGCGGTGGTGGTGGCTACGGACAATCATTTGGAACTGATATTCCTGCCATGAATGGCTCAACTACAAAAGGTGGTGATGGTGGAGCTGGTATATCAAACAGCATTACAGGAACTGCTGTAGTTCGCGCTGGAGGCGGCGGCGGCGGTGGTACTACAGGTGGAACGGCAGGCGGCGGTGGCGGCAATGGCGGATCGGGTACAGTAGGTGCAGCTGCAACTGCAAATAGAGGTGGCGGTGGCGGTGGCGGCGCTGGTAACTCAAACGGTGGAAATGGTGGCTCAGCTGTTCTTATCTTGAAATTTTTAAATACGTTAAACATAACTTTAAGTGCAGGATTGACAGGATCGACCACAACTTCTGGATCTTTTAAAATTACAACAATTACCGCTGGTTCTGGCACAGTTACTTTTAGTTAAATTGAAATGTAGAAAATAAAATACTCTATGCATTTTTAGACGATAATAATGTGATAAATACCTAAAAGACTCAAAGATATTACAAGGATATAACAAATGGCTGTTCCAGCATCTAGAGAACAACTAAAAGATTGGTGTCTTAGACAGCTAGGTTTCCCTGTCATCGAAATTAACGTAGATGACGACCAGGTTGAAGACCGAATTGATGAAGCATTGCAATATTTTCAAGACTTTCACTTCGATGGTGTTGAACGCTGGTATCTAAAGCATCAGGTCACAGCACAGAATATAGCTGACAAATATATTCCTATTACCGATAACATCATCGGTATCAATCGTATCTTTCCTGTAGGTTCAACAAACGCTTCGGTCAATATGTTTGACCTTCGCTATCAGCTACGTTTGCATGAACTTTATGACTTCACTAGCACTTCATATGTCAATTATACCTTGACGATGCAACATATTCGCACACTTGATATGCTATTCTCTGGTGAAACACCAATTCGTTTCAATCGACATAGCAATAAATTATACATCGACTGGGATTGGAATTATGACATTCAGCCAGATGAATGGATTGTTATCGAAGGTTTCATTATTCTTGATCCAAACACCTACACCGACGTTTATAATGATCGCATGTTGAAGCGACTAGCTACTGCCTATATCAAACGTCAGTGGGGTAATAACATGAAGAAGTTTGCTGGTATGCAGCTTCCTGGTGGTATTCAAATGAACGGTCAACAAATCTATGAAGAAGCTGTAGCTGAAATCAAAGAAGTTGAGGATCTAATCAGAGATACCTATGAGGAGCCTCCAATTTTCCTTATCGGGTAAACGCACAATTATGAAAAACGAAGCCTTTGTCTATTGTTGGACGGACCATAAAACAAATAAGTTATATGTAGGATCACATAAAGGTTCTACAAATGATGGTTATATTTGTTCATCAAAATTGATGTTAGAAGAATATAAGAAAAGGCCAGAAGATTTTACTAGACAAATTATTGCTCAAGGATCTTTTACAGATATAAGAAATTTAGAATCTGCTATACTTAAAAGTATTAATGTGAAGTTAGATGAGCAATTTTATAATCAACATAATAGTGATGGAAAATTTTATCTTAAAGGACATACACAAAAGTCAAAAGATGCTATAGGAAAAGCACATAAAGGTAAAAAATCACCTTTTCTTATCGAAAGAAATAAATTAGGACTTTCAGAAGAGACAAGAAAAAAAATATCTGAAAACCATCATGACGTTTCAGGTAAAAATAATCCAATGTTTGGTAAAAAACACACTGAAAAAGCGCGAAAAGCAATGTCAGAAAAAAGAAAAGGTATTAATACTTATATTAAAACCGATGAAGTCAAAAAGAAAATGTCTGAAGCCAAAAAATTATATTGGGCTAAAAGAAAAGGTTTAATTTAATATGCCTGTGTCCCACTATTTCAATAATTATGCGGCAAATCAGACTAATGAGATGCGCTTAATGGAAGATGTGATTGTAGAATCTATCCGCATAATGGGTCATGATTGTTTCTATCTTCCTAGAGAAGCATGGTCAAACGACGATACGATCTTAGGTGAGAATGTTACATCTAAGTTTAATCGTGCATACACCATTGAGATGTATCTTGCTAACGTAGAAGGTTACGAAGGCGACGGTGACTTCTTCTCTAAGTTTGGTCTAGAAATCCGAGATACATCTAACTTTGTTCTCTCTAGACGATCATTTGAAAAATATGTTCCTTCTTCTATCGCCAGTCGCCCACGCGAAGGTGATCTTATCTTTGTTCCTGTCCTACAAAAGATTTTCGAAATCAAGTTCGTTGAAGAAGAATTGATGTTCTTCTCACTAGGCAAAAGAACGCCTTACATCTACGAATTGCGTTGTGAACTCTTCCGCTATAGCAATGAAAACATCGACACAGGCATTGAAGAAGTTGACCATGTAGAACATACTTTGGCTTATACAATCAAACTTGATATGAGTAATGGTAATGGTGTCAACTTCCGTGCAAATGAAATAGTCTATCAAGGTGCCAATCTTGAATTTGCTACGGCTACAGCAGAAGTAAAAGAGTGGACACCACAGACCAATGTTCTGTTGCTGATGAATATCAAAGGCGATTTCTCAGCTAATGGTCAGTTAATTGGTACACAATCTAATGCAAGATTTAACATTGCAACTGTTGATACTATAGGTGATTACCTTGATTATGACCTGTATGATAACAGACAACTTCAAAACGAAGCTAACACTTTCATTGATTTCAGTGAATCTAATCCGTTTGGACAACCATAATGCTTAGTAATAGATATTTCTACTTTCAGTTGACTCGCAAATATGTTATCATGTTTGGTAATATGTTTAACAATATCACTATTAAGCGTTTGAACAGAGATGTTTCACCGCCAACAGAAATTGAACGTATTAAGATTCCTATTATTTACGCACCAAAAGAAAAGTATATTGCTCGCCTCAGATCAGATCCAGATTTGAGTCGTGAAATTCAGGTTGTTCTTCCTAGAATGTCTTTCGAGGTTACAGGATTATCGTATGATCCTTCTCGTAAGCAAAACTCTTTGATGAGAAATTCTACTGTATCAACTGCAACACAATCCAATTCTCAATATGTTGGTGTGCCATATGACTTATCATTTGAATTGAATATCTATACTAGAAACATCGATGATGGCACACATATCGTAGAACAGATTTTACCATACTTCAATCCAGATTACACCGTGACAAGCGTTATGGTGCCTGAGATGGGTTTTCTCAAAGATATTCCTATTATTCTGAATAGTGTTAGCTATGATATTGAACACGAAGGTAACTTTGATGCTGTTCGTTTCGTAACGTGGCGTTTGACTTTTACAGTCAAGGCTTACTATTACGGTCCTGTTCTTCCTGCAAGCATCATTCGCAGCAGTAATTCAAATATTCTTAATGATCCAACAATTCAGACTGGATATATCGTCAAGATAAACACATCTGATGGTAATAATGGAACATTTAAAGAGAACGATATAGTTTATCAAGGCGATAACTATAAGACAGCTACCGCTTACGGTATTGTTACATCTTGGAGTCCAACTACCAATAAACTCGTTCTTGGTGCAACACAAGGTCAATTCTTAGCTAATAACTTTATCAAAGCTGTTGATTCTAATGCAGTTTATAAGTTGGCTAGCTTTGATGGATCACCTCTTAAACTTGTTAATATCAATGTTGTTCCTAATCCAAACAATGCGCTACCCAATAGTGCATATGGTTATGATACAACTGTTACAGAATGGCCCGATACACAATAATGAAAACTTTTGAAACTCTATCTGATGCCTTAGGTGTAGAACACAAACCTTCTGAACCTGAAATTTTACCGCCTGCTATCATCGAAGAACCAAAAGAAAAACTTGGTTCAGAAGATCAACGTGCAGACTATGAACTATCGCGCAAAACTTTTCGTGAGTTAATTCATAAAGGTAATGCTGCTATTGAAGGCATCACTGATCTTGCTAAACAAAGTGAAAGCCCTAGAGCATATGAGGTTCTAGCCACTCTTATGAAGACGGTTGCAGATACAACGAAAGACTTGTATGACCTTCAGAAAAAGACTAAAGACCTTTCTAAAGAAGATAAATCTCGTCCTCAAGATGAACAGCGTATCAATGTTGAGAAAGCCGTGTTCGTTGGATCTACTGCGGAGTTATTAAAACAGGTAAAAGCAAATAAAGATGCCTAAGTTTGAAGGTTATCAAGGTAATCCAAATCTTCCTCGTGAAGATTATATACATGAATTTACACAGCACGAAATTGATGAGTTTGTCAAGTGTGCTAATGATCCTGTTTACTTTGCCGTCAACTATATGAAGATTGTCAACGTCGACCACGGTCTGATGCCGTTCAAGATGTGGGACTTCCAGAAAGAAATGCTCAAAACATTTCACGACAATCGCTTCTCTATCTGTAAACTACCTCGTCAGGTTGGTAAGACGACCACTTCGGTAGCCTATCTTCTTCATTATGTTCTATTCAATGAGAATGTCAACATAGCCATTCTTGCTAACAAATCATCAACGGCTCGTGAAATCATGGGTCGTTTGCAATTAGCCTTTGAATATCTACCAAGATTCCTTCAGCAAGGTGTCAAAGAGTGGAACAAAGGTTCAATTGAGTTAGCCAATGGGTCAAGAGCGCAAGCCGATTCAACTTCCGGTAGCTCTGTTCGTGGTAGATCGTTCAACGTAGTGTTTCTTGACGAGTTCGCGTTCGTACCGAACAATATCGCAGAAGCGTTCTTTATGTCAACATACCCTACAATTTCTTCTGGTCAAAGCACCAAGGTCATCATCGTTTCTACACCAAACGGTTTGAACCTGTTCTACAAGATGTGGATGGATGCGGTAGAGAAGCGCAGCTTGTATATTCCTATTGAAATTCACTGGTCGATGGTGCCAGGTCGTGATGAGAAATGGAAAGAAGAAACGATTAAGAACACCTCAGAAGATCAATTCCGTCAAGAGTTCGAGTGTGAGTTCGTTGGTTCAACCAATACGCTTATTCATCCTGCTAAACTTCGCACCATGGTCTTTCTCAATCCTGTTGAACAGATTGACTGTATGGACATATATGAGAAACCACAAAAGGGTAAAACGTATGTTATCTCGGTGGATGTTGCAGAGGGTCAAGAGAAAGATTATTCATGCTTTTCTGTCATCGATGTGACACAAATACCATATAAGCAGGTGGCTAAATACCGTAACAATAAGATAGCACCTCTACTTTACCCTACTATTATATTCACCGCAGCCAAGTCATATAATGAAGCATTTATCTTGGTAGAAATCAATAGCATTGGTCTACAGGTTGCAGACATTCTACACAACGAACTAGCCTATGAAAACCTGATCAAGATACAACCAAAAGGTAAACATGGTCAGCAAGTCACACCAGGCTTCACCAAGAAGATGCAGATGGGTCTTAGACAGTCTGTTCAGACTAAAAAGATTGGTTGCGCTAACTTAAAATCGCTGGTTGAAGGTGATAAGCTCATCATCAATGATGCAGACACCATCATGGAATTGACAACTTTCTCGGAGCATAAGACTTCATTTGCTGCTGAAGAAGGTAATAATGATGACTTGGCTATGACACTGGTTAACTTCGCATGGTTGACCGCTCAAAGATATTTTAAAGAGAATGTAAACAATGATATCCGCAAGGTATTACAAGAAGAACAGCTTCATATTATGGATCAAGATTTGGTACCTTTCGGTGTTATTGATGGTTATCAAGGCTTAGAGAATGACATGGTTGAGAGAGATGAACAAGGTGACCTTTGGGTTTCCGAGAGACAGAAGCTCTATCCATTTGACAACTTTTCATGGGACTGGCGACAGAAGCTATAAATCTTCGATTTTCTAAATAATACCAGGAAAGTAATAAACTTTTTTCGTAAAGGAGAAATACGATGGCATTTCAATTGTCACCAGGCGTTAATGTATCAGAAGTTGATCTAACAACTATTGTTCCAGCAGTAGGTACCACTGAAGGTGCTTTCGCTGGTAATTTTGTATGGGGTCCTGCTAATCAGATAATCACAGTCAGCAATGAAGTTGAATTGGTTAACATTTTTGGTCGCCCTGACTCAAACACATTTGCTTCATTCTTTTCAGCCGCTAACTTCCTTGCTTATGCAAGAAATCTAAAAGTCGTTCGCGCTGTTGCTAATACAGCCAAGAACGCAACCGCAGCTGGTTCTGGTGTCTTGATCGAAAATCAAGACATTTATGTTGACCAATTTTATCCACAAACAAATACTGTTTATGGTATTGCTGCTGCTCGTTATCCTGGTGATTTAGGCAACAGCCTAAAAGTGTCCATCTATACTGGTGCTAATACAGACGTTTCTTCTTGGGTTTATGGTGACCGTTTCAATGGTGCACCAGGAACATCTGTTTATGCAGCCGGTGTCAATGGTGCTAATGATGAAATGCACATCGTAGTGGTTGACGAAGACGGTAAATTCTCAGGCACAGCCAACACAATCCTTGAAAAGTTTGGCTATGTTTCAGCAGCCGTTGATGCTAAGACAGATGATGGTTCTTCAAACTACTATGTCAACGTCATTAATGATCGTTCTAAGTATGTTTATATGATGACTAAACCAGCCAATACAACTAATTGGGGTGCAGCAGCATCAGGCACAACATTCTCAGCCAATAACGTATATGAAGCATCTCTCACAAACGGTGTTTCAGCCTCACCATCAAATGCCGACATCATCGTAGCATATGATAAATTTGCAAATGCAGAAGAAGTTGATATTTCTCTCATTGTAACTGGTGATGCAGATCCAACTGTTTCAAAACACATTGTTGATAACATTGCAGAATCTCGCAGAGATTGTGTTGTATTCATTTCACCAGAAAGAGCCGATGTTGTTAATAATGATGGCAGCGAATCAGCAGATGTTGTTGCACTTCGCAAAACATTCAATCCATCTTCATATGCCTTCATGGACTCAGGTTGGAAATATCAGTTTGACAAGTATAACAACGTCTATCGTTGGGTACCTCTCAATGGTGACATTGCCGGTCTCTGTGTTCGCACAGACTTTGAACGTGATCCTTGGTTCTCACCAGCCGGTTTCAACCGTGGTTCAATCAAGAATGTTGTAAAACTTTCTTGGAATCCAAATCAGGCTGATAGAGATAACCTCTACAAGAATGGTATCAACCCAGTTGTCTCATTCCCAGGTCAAGGTGTTGTTCTCTATGGTGATAAGACAATGCTTGATAAACCATCAGCATTTGATCGCGTCAATGTTCGTCGCTTGTTCATTGTTCTTGAAAAAGCAATTGCTCGTGCTTCACGTTATTCACTATTTGAGTTCAATGATGAATTTACACGCGCTCAGTTTGTTGCTCTTGTTGAACCTTTCCTCAGAGACGTTCAAGGACGCCGTGGCATCTTTGACTTCCGCGTTGTTTGCGATGAAACAAACAATACACCAGAAATCATTGATCGTAACGAATTTGTTGGTGACATTTATATCAAGCCAGCACGTTCAATCAACTTCATTCAGCTGAACTTTGTGGCCGTTAGAACCGGTGTTTCGTTTGACGAAATCGTTGGTCGCGCCCAATAATCGAATAAATAGAGATAAAGGAGTAATCTAAAATGGCTTTCAGAGTTCAAGAATTTAGATCACAGATGCAGTTTGATGGCGCACGCCCAAATCTGTTTCAATGCGAAATGACATTTCCCTTCCTGGCTGTCCAGGAAGGTGATCCACAGCGTAAATTCACATTCATGGCTCGCGCAGCACAACTTCCTGGTACATCAGTCAACTCAGTTCCTGTAATGTATTTTGGTCGTGAGTTGAAGTTTGCTGGTAACCGCACATTCCCAGAATGGACAGTTACAATTATCAACGATGAAGACTTTGTAATCCGTAAGGCTTTCGAGCGTTGGTTGAATGGTATCAATTCTCACGTTGGTAACCTTCGTGATCCGGAGTTTATCAACGCTGAAGGTGCTGGTCGTGGTTATCAAAGCGATGGTTATGTTGTGCAGTATGCTAAGACAGGTGAAGAAATCAAGGCTTATAAGTTTGTTGGTATGTTCCCAATTGATGTATCACCAATTGATGTTGATTGGGGTTCAAACGATAACATCGAAGAATACGCCGTAACATTTGCATATCAGTGGTGGGAGTCAGATGACATTAATCCTACAACTGACACCTCAAATGGCTAATATATAAAATAGAGGGGGTATCTAAACCCCCTCTTTATTTCTCGGAGTATTTTCTTAATGGTGCAACTCTTTGGCTTTGAAATAGGCCGCGTCAAGCAAAAACAAGATGATGAAAGAAACAAATCGTTTGCCCTTCCGCAAAATGATGACGGAGCGGTAACGATTCAATCTGGTGCCTACTATGGCACTTATGTTGATCTTGATGGCGTGGTTCGTAATGAAATTGAGTTAATTACTCGCTATCGTGAACTGTCGATGCAGCCTGAGGTTGAGACTGCGGTTGATGAAATTGTCAATGAAGCTATTGTCAATGATGACAATAGTAAAGGTGTTGAACTGAACCTTGATGATCTTAAGCAACCAGAAGCAATCAAAAAGAAAATCATTGATGAGTTTGACTACATTCTAAAGTTACTTAACTTTGGCAACATGGGTCATGATATTTTCCGTCGTTGGTATATCGATGGTCGCATGTTCTATCATGTCTTAGTTGATGAGGCTAATACAGCAAAAGGTATTCAAGAACTTCGTTACGTTGATCCAAGAAGAATCCGTAAAATTCGTGAAGTTCAAAAGACAAAAGATCCAGCAACAGGTATGGAAATTGTCAAGAGCGTTCGTGAGTATTATATCTACAACGAACGTGGTGTAGTCGGTGCCCACTCAAACATGGGCATGAAGATTGCAGTAGATTCCGTAGTAAACGTAAATTCTGGTCTTATGGATGCAAAGAGAGCAATGGTTCTCTCATACTTGCATAAGGCCATCAAACCATTTAACAATCTGAGAATGGTCGAAGATGCCACAGTCATCTATCGACTTTCCCGTGCACCTGAACGTAGAGTATTCTATGTAGATGTTGGAAACATGCCAACGATTAAGGCTGAACAATATCTAAAAGACATTATGACCAAATATCGCAACAAGCTGGTATATGATTCAACGACCGGCGAAATTAAAGATGATCGTAAGCATCTTTCTATGTTGGAAGATTTTTGGTTGCCTCGTCGTGAAGGTTCACGCGGTACAGAAATTACCACGCTTCCTGGTGGTATGAACCTAGGCGAACTTGAAGACGTTAAGTATTTTGAAAAGAAACTCTACAAGTCTCTTGGTGTTCCTACTTCTCGTCTTGAGCCATCACAAGGGTTCTCATTAGGACGAACAACAGAAATCACCAGAGATGAACTTAAGTTTTCTAAGTTTGTGGGTCGTCTTCGCAATAAGTTTGCAGGTTTATTTGATGATCTTCTACGCATACAGCTTGTTCTCAAGAAAGTATGCACGGAAGAAGAATGGAATGAATTTAAAGAAAATATTTGGTACGATTTCAAACAAGATAACAACTTCTCTGAACTTAAAGAAGCCGAACTCTTAACAAATCGTCTTACCCTTTTGCAAGTTGTAGATCCTTATGTCGGTCGCTACTACTCAAAAGAATGGGTTCGCAAGAATGTTCTTCAACAAACAGATGAAGACATTATGGAAATTGACGAACAGATCGCTAAAGAAGCGGAAGAAGCGGCACCTGCTACCGATCAAATGGGCAACCCAATTGATCCTGCAACAGGTCAACCTATTCAACAGCAACAGCCAGCGGTAGATCAGATGGGTAATCTAATTGATCCTGCAACCGGTCAACCAGTTGAACAGGCACCGCCACCAAAATTTTCTATAAGTTCAAATGATATGGAAGCGGCATGAAGAAGTTTGGTCAGTTTGTCAAAGAAGACTTGACAGGTGCATTAGTTGAACCACAATCAAATGCTTCACAAGAAGCTAAAAGATTAGGTTTGACTTATGTTGGTTTTGGTCGCTATGAAGATCAAACTGGACAAGTTACACACGTTGTTCAAAACGATAAATTAATTCCGTTTTCAAAAGCTATTCGTTCTAAATCATATAAAGATTTTAGTGCTGATGATTATGGTGACTATACAAAAAATATGCAAGGTGATGTAGCACAACTACAGACAGACTTGACAAATGCATATGCACCAGAAAACTATGATAACAATGAACTAGATGCTATCAAAGCATATACAGATTCAGCATATTATGATGTTAATCAAAAGTTAGCAAGTTTGCCTGCTGGTATTCCTGCTAATCAAATTCAACCAGAATATGATGGTGACAATAGACCACAAATTGTGGCTGCTTTAGATTCCGCAGTTACAAAAGTTGGTGCACCAGTAGATTTTATTGGATACGTCGGTCTTGGATCAGATAATGATCCTCTTGCCTTACAATCGGCTAAGAAGTTAAAGTTTAAAGGTTTTAGATCAATTACGATAGACCCAAATGTGGTCTTACAATCAGGTGATACTACAGTTTTGCAGATTAGGGTCAAAGCAGGTAGCGCAGGTATGTATTTGGATGACTATTCATCTGTGCCTGGTGAAGGTGAGTTTCTTTTACCAAGAGCCAGTCAAATTAGAATAGCAGCAGGTCCAAATAAGTTATCTGGTAGTCATGCAGGCTTACAAGATCCAAATAAACAAATTATCATCTATGATTGTGAATTGGTAAAATAATATAAATAACCGAATGGAGGACAAGTAAAATGCATATTCAAGAGGGTATCAAGAATATTCGTGAGAAAAAGTTAGAGCAAATGAAAGAAAACTTCAATGCTGCATTGACAATGAAAGCCATGCAGAAACTTGAAGAAAAGAAGATTTCTATTGCTAGTAACTACTTTGGAAAGAAGTAATTCATTATGAAAAAACTCGGACAAATTAGAGAACAATACGACCTTATTACTGAAAAGGAAGAAGCTGAGTCGCGCAAGTTGACTACGCTTGTTCGTGCTGGTTTGTTCGATCCTAAGAAACTACCAATGCTTAAGAGAGCCTTGTCTAAAGACGCTAAAGACATGACTCCAGCAGAGCGTAAAATCCTTATCGAACTTCTCGACAGCCTCATGGCAGAAGTTCTACAATCTCCTCAGGTCTATTCTAAAGTCAAGCAGAGCGTTGCTATGAAAGAAGAAAAAGACTTTGAATATGAGATGGCTCGTTCTGAGTTAAAGGCTCTTATTGCTGACGCACAAAAGATACTTTCTCAACTTAAAGGTGAGGGTAATCTTGAAGCATGGGTTCAATCTAAGATTACAAAAGCTGCTGACTACATTAGCGCAGCTTCGGATAATCTTGAACATTCAGATTCAAAACTTGATGAAGCTAAAGCATTTGATGGCTATTACTCAAAGTATGATCCTCGCTACACAAAGATGCCTACTGAGCGAGAAATTCCTACAATCATCATTCTTAAGCGCAAAGCTATTCGCATCTATCCAGACAATCAAAAGGTAGCTCTTTACTACTCACAAGCCCTCGACAAATATGTAACAATTCCATTTGGCACCTTTGATGGCGGAACAGTTAACGAAGAAATTAAATCTGATGATGAAGATGACAATCCATATATTGCAAAATCAGAATACACCAGATATAAGGATAAAAAAACTGCTGCTCAAATAGCCAGAATGAAAGGTTCCCTTGATAAAATGAAAGGGAAAATGGCTAGAGGTGAATATGAAGGTAGAGGAAAAAAATCTTTAAAATCTGCACAGGATAGTATTAAAGGTCATGAAGCTGTTTTAGCCAAAGCTATTGATAAAGCTCCAAAAGAAACCGTTACAAAAAAAGTTGATCTGTCTAAAAAGAATCCATCTCAACTATCTAATGCCAACTATCTAAGATTGATGAAAGGTGTTGCTAGAGATCCTGAAATGGGTATAAGCGGCAGAATTGGAACAGCAATTGGTCTAACGGCAAGACGAGTTGTTGATAGAACTGCCGGCGCTCTAATGAAAAAAGGTTTAGATAAGGTAAATACCGCTTTTGAAGAAACTGATACCAAATCTAAATTTTATGCTAAAAGACAAAAGCAATTAGATGAGGCGGTGCCTCTAGTTCTAGCACCAGTAATTCCGCCTGCCTTAGCCGCAGCAAGAGCATTACTACCTCACGCAATAGGTGCATTTGCAGCAGGTGCGGCTGGTAAAACTGCTTATGATTATTCAAAAAAGAAAAAATCTTCTACTAAAGTTCCTCCCGTAGATATTGAAAAATCTCTGCCAGCCAAGCCTGCTTATCCTAAAGCAGAAGACTTACCTAAAGAATTAAGAACAAACACTGTAAAGTTAACAGCAACTAAGCCTGTGGATATCGAAAAGTCCATGCCAGCCAAGCCTGCTTATCCTAAAGCAGAAGACTTACCTAAAGAATTGAAGGCTGAGCCTGCAAAATCTATTGCTATTGCTGAACCACAAGTTAAAACTCCGGCTGCTGTTCCTGTTGCGGGTGCAGTTAATGTTCCTAAAGATGTAAAAGATGTATCTACAGCCGCACAACAGGCCTCACTAGCACAAACAAAGTCAACATCAGGCACAAAAAAAGATGCTCAGGCTAAAGCCGACACTAAAACAACACCAAACAATCAAAGTCTAAGAAATAGAAAAGGTGGTCGTAGATTAGGTGTACCTGATATTGATATACCATCTTTTAGCATTGCTAGAGAATATAAACCACCAAAAGATTTTACGATGACCGTAAAAACTAGCGAACCTAAAGCAACAGTTCGCACTGGTGTTCAATCGAGAGATACGTCATTATATAGAAAATCAATGCAACAAAATGAACAGTTTATTGGTCAAAAAGAAAGATTAGAAAGAACTAAAGAATTTGATCTTGCCAAAAGATTAAAATTGGCTGGCACAAAAGGAAATGTAAGAACTGGAGTTGATGCTAGAGATGCTATTCTCTATAGAAAGTCAATGCAGCAAAATGAGTCGGTATTGCAACAGCTCTATTCTATGAATGAAAATGAAGAAAAACTCATTCAAATAGGTAATGAATCCGTTCTTATAAATAACAATATAGCTAAAAAAGTTATTGGTGTTTATGAATCTGTAAACAAAGATAACAAAGAAAAGATTGAAGGTATGCTCAATGAAAGCATCGATTCATTTAAAAAGATTTTAAGTTTTGCAGCAAGGCAGTAAAAGATGGCTAACGTAATTAGAGAACAAAGACTTATTGATAGCAACAAGAGAGCGTTGATTAAGTATGTCATGCTTCTTGATACTGCTGTAGCAAATTCTACACTTGTAGATGCATCATCACTACAGTTTGCTCTCAATACAAATGGTTATATCATGAGTTCTAATACAGATCCAAAAGGTCTTTATAGAACATCAATCAAAAGAATTTTTGGTACCGCCAAAGCCAATGCTTACATCAAACTACAATGGCAAGCTAATGGTTCTAACTCAGAGATTGTAACTATTCCATCAGGCGGTTTTGACTTTGACTTTCAAAGCATGGGTGATGGTGCAACAATTTCTAATCCAGAAGCCGCTGCAAACGGTGATATTCTTCTTACAGTAGTAACACCATCATCAGCCGATGCAGTAACACTTTTCATCGATCTACGCAAAGACGGTAGAGATTATGACTCAGGTCAGACGGCCGATCCAGTAGCGTTTAACAGAGGACCAGCAGCCTTCTCATGAGCAACTTAGTAGAACAAATCCTCACAAAAGATTATCAATCAGCAGAACTTAGTCTTGAAGAAAGTTTCAAAGCCATCTTAGAACGTAAGATGTGTGAAATGAAAAAGAAAGTTGCTGCAAAGAACCTCATGGAACTTCCTCATGATGTTCGTATGAAACGTCTTAAGATGGACGTTTTAGAAGCCACATATGAAGACGAAAAAGAAGATAAAGAAGATGATGGTGAAGATGATAAGTCTGATAAAGAAGAAGGTATATATGAGGCTCGCATCAACATTGTAAAGGCTCGTATTCGCGGTGGTAAAATTCAACGCCGCAAGAAAGTATCTAATGTTGCAGGTATGACGATGCGTGGTGGTAAACTTACTCGCATGTCACCATCAGAGCGTCGTCGCCGTAAGTTAGGTGCTAAGAAAGCAGCCAGAAAATCAAGAGCTAAAAAGTCACAAATGCTCCGTAAGCGCAAAATGTCGCTTATGAAAAGACAAAGATTAGGACTATAAAGATGAAACTTATTTCAGAAGAAGTATTAGATATTAGATACCTTGTAGAAGAAAATGGTAAAGGTGGCAAAGACTACTTTATCGAAGGTATCTTTATGCAGGCTGAACGTAAGAACCGCAATGGTCGCGTTTATCCTAACCAAGTTCTTGCAAAAGAAGTGGATAGATATAATAGAGATTATGTGACTAAGAACAGAGCCTTTGGTGAACTAGGTCATCCTGATTCACCAACAATCAATTTGGATCGTGTATCACACATGATCACAAAGCTATATCCCGATGGTAATAACTTCATCGGTAAAGCAAAAATACTGGATACTCCAAACGGTAAAATTGTGAAGAGTTTGTTAGATGGTGGAGCCAGTCTCGGCGTTTCAACAAGAGGTGTAGGGTCTCTTAAGCCAGCGAACGGGTTTCAACTCGTTCAAGACGATTTTCATTTAGCTACAGCGGCAGACATTGTAGCAGATCCTTCAGCACCAGAAGCCTTCGTAAGAGGTATCATGGAAGGTGCAGAATGGATCCTTGTAAATGGAAAATGGACACAGCAGCATTACGATACTGCTAAAAAAATGATTAATGAAGCTCACAGAAATGATGTTGAAGCCGTGGCTTTACAAGTGTTTCAGAATTTCATCTCAAAACTCTAAGTTATATAAATAATACAGAAAAAGGAGTATTCTAATATGGGTAAGTCTCTTACAGATGTAGCAAAGCAAATTTTGATGGCCGAGTCAAATGACTCCGCTCCAGACCGCGATGCTAAGTCAACAACACCAAACAAATCAAGCCTAAAGCCTGGTTCAAAGGCTGTTGAGGCACCTTTTGCCAATCCAGGTTCAATGGCACCAACTGAAAAGGCTGCTCTTGTTGATACAGCGCCAGTTACCGTTCCTGGTGCAACAACTAAGAAAGATACATCAGGTTCTTCTCAGTCACGCAAGGGTGCAGAAGCAGGTGAGCAGAAACCAGTCAAGACAGCCGGCGCTAAGACAAGCGAAGCTGAATTAATGGAAGATGATGCTACAATCGCAGACGCAGAAGTTATGGAAGAAGAAATTGAAATCTCAGAAGAACTAGAAAACTTCATCGCTGAAAAGATGGAAGAAGGTCTATCTGAGGAAGAAATTGCTGCTGCTATCGAAGAAAATTTTGAACTTGTATCGGAAGATGCCAAAGTTGTATCAGAAGATACTGGTTATCAGCCAGATATGTCAGAAGCTATTGAAGCTCTCTTTGCTGGTGAAGAACTTTCAGAAGATTTCAAGTTGAAAGCAACAACAATCTTTGAAGCCGCTGTTAAGGCTAAGGTTGATGAAGAAATTGCTCGCATTGAAGAAGCCTA